ATATTAGCTACAATATATTGGACGACCGTTTTATCTTCCGTGTGCTTTTTACCCATAGCATAAAACAATCCACGGTCGTTCCGCTTCTCAAAAGAATCCCTATTAGCTTTAACGTTTGAGTTTACAAACACATCAAAATCAGTCTTGCTGAAGTGTAATTTTAAAGCTAGGTAAAATTTGTAAACTTTGAAACCGTCGATCATAATAACTATTCCTTCATCGTATATAAGGTTAAATGTCTAGCGTAGCAGTCTTAGGTAAGAAGCCTAACTCCATAAAGTCTCGAGCAATCTTTTCCTTAAGGGACTTGCTAATTAAACGTTGTACGTCTTCGGGTTCAATTTGATTATCCTTACAATAATCTAAAACCGCATCCATATGAGATAAACGTTTAGCTTTTGCGATACTTTCAATATGTAGAGAAAATTCCGTAGCGTTTTTAAACAACATTTTTAATCCTTCATTATAACTTACATAAACTACCATACCTCAATTATACCTTAAAACGCTTTGTAAGTCAAGCTTTTTTATTAGTATAAAAAATATGATTACCAATAACTACCGTTCTACGCAAATTCCACCTAGGGTCTATGTGGTCAGCGTGATAGTAAAGCGAACCAAAGGTAATGTCTTTAATCTTAGCGGGGTAGTTATTGTAAACGTGTGTCGCAACGTTTAATACTTTATTGTATAAGTCTTTATCCATCTTGGGACGCTTGAAACAAACCCAAGAAAATTGACAGCCTTTAGAGCTACGTTGTTTAACAACAGAACAAATATCGTCCGGAAACTTACCGCTGTTTACTCGGTTAATAGTGACCATTGCTACGGCTAATTGACCTGATTTGGGTTCAGCTCCAGCTTCGTAGTAGATATTTTCCGCCAAACAAGCAATCTGAGCTTTATCTTCTAGTAAAGAAGGATCGGCGGAATCGGCAATTGCGAAATTCGGAATAACGCTTAAGCTAATTGTTGTGGATAAAATTAAACTGCATATTACAGCCTTTCGTATCATTTATTGTACTCCTTTAAATGATTTAAAGGGGCTTAAAGCCCCTTTTTGTTATAACACCATAATTCTAAAATGAACCTCTTCATAACTAAGCATAAGGGCTTTCCACACCTTATTCCAATTAGTGATCAATTTAGAGTTATGTGTCTCGGGTTTGGGAACGTACTCATCCGTAGAAGAAGTTAAATCTTCCGTTACTAAGGAGTCGCACCCCCATACGTCAATAGTGGTAGCTTTTTTCTCGGTAGATAGATAATGTGCAGCGTAGTGAGCTGAATTATGCCAGTCTTGAGGTTTAAATACTAACAATATTGTGTAATTTGAAACAATCTTTAATTCCTTCATCTTCTCAAATACCTTATCACTTATGATAACGGGTACTTGTACAAGATTAGGATTTTCTTTAAGAATCCAAACAATTTCAATGTCTGAAATTACGGTAGCGTCAATTTTAATATCTTCGCTTGGAATATTACACCCTATAACGTACTCAGCAGTAAAGTCGTATAGGTGTTTACTCGGTCCATTTCCTAATATAGCACAATGCATATAGACCTCCATTAAATACAGTTTTAATTATAGCTTAAGAATCTTTGGTAGTAAAGCTTTTATTAGCCTCCAACTGTAGGAACGATTTAATTTCTTCTTCGGTATAACCGATATCCGAAACCAACTTTATAAATTGCGATTCTTGAACAATTATTTGTCCTGGAGTTTTATTGGAACACCAAGTATCGTAGAAAGAAGAAAGGTATTGGTACATACACTAGAGTTTTCGGAAATGATATTATATTTAGTACCCTCTCTTTTTACGGAAGATTTCCCTAGTTTCAATATACGCTTTAATCCAATCATCACGCTTTTGTTTAAACACAATTGCTTCATCATTATCTACGCCCATAATAATAACCAACCTACCCACGGGAATACCTGTTCGCTCTTCAAACGCTACCGCATAAGCTGCTGTTTGCATTAAATATCCGTCAATATCTTCCAACGATTTAACTCTAGAAGAAGTCTTAAAGTCAATAACAGATAACTTACCCTCGTACTCAGCAATACAATCTACTGTGCCCGCTGACTCTAGGTGGTCGGAGTATAACCTAGTCTCAAGACAGTGAATGTTGTCTATCTTATCGAGGTGTGGAACTAACTTATCAAACATTTCTTGGTCGAATAGGTTAGGCTTTTTATTTTCACCCAATAGATAATTCTCACAAAGCGAGTGAATACGGGTGCCTCTTGAACTCGCTCGAGCACTAATACGGTTAGCTTCGGCTTCGCCTACTCGTTGTCTCCATTCGTAAATAGATTTTAAAGACAAGATGCCTGTAACGCTGGTGATAGAGGGGTATTTCTTACCTGTTGGCGTTAAATATACCCTGCTACCGTCTACGTTTTTCTGTACAATCTTAGCTATATCGTGTTTGATGAACGTTTTTGTCATAATAATTTAATCGCCTTGTTATATAAACTCACTCTATCATCCAACCCATTAACCCCACCATTTATCCTTTTAGTAATTCCAATTATATCGGACTTATCTGCTAGAACGTTTAGCGAGTTCTTATTCCAAAACCAAACCGCAGCTTTAATTGCGGTAACCATATCAGTAGCCACTAAGTCAGGGTTAGCTACCGCTTTAGCGTCAAAGGCTGCATAGTTAGCTTTACCTGTTAGTTGAATTATACCTCGACCCCGATAACGATACCCGTCCCCACTCGCCTCATCCCCATTACCCATTCTATTAGCGTAAACTTTATTGGCTATTTTCTGAGCGTTTCTAGCATAAGCGGAAGCATTATTGTTATTAAAATACTTCGGAAATGTGGTGGCCAAGCCAACTACGCTATAATTTAAGTTTTCGCTAAAGGTTGTGAAACCCGCTGACTCGTGAGCGCATTGAGATAAAAAGGCTGCAATACGTTTAGGCGTATCAATACCAACCTTAGACATCTCAGCGTTTAGAGCGGAAACAAACTTATCCGCATCGCCTTTGTAGTTTGGGTATAGGGTTTTAAAAGTGGAGACGGTTATCATTTTTTTACTTTACGTGTTTATCGTTGTAATCCATTTCGGCTAGAATCCACTCTTTAACCAAAGAAGATCGAACGATATCGTCTGGTGTAAATTCAATTCTAGTGTGGGCTTGCATACTATCGGCAATAGCTAAGAACTTCTTAATACCCGACATATCGCTGGCTTTCTTAAGGTCAGTTTGTCTATAATCGCCACACCAAATAATCTTAGACCGATACCCAACCCTAGTCATAACGGTAGCAATTTCCTCGAAGTTCATATTCTGCATCTCATCGACGATAATAATAGCGTCGTCAAAAGACATTCCTCGTATAAAGGAAGTAGAAATAAACTCGATATGCCCCTGTTCAGCTAGACGAGCGTAAGCGTCTTTACGACCAAACAACGTATCACAAATTTGAACGTAGGGTTGTTCGTAGATTTCCATCTTCTCGCCCACATCGCCTGGAAGGTGACCCATATCACGGGACTGAACCGCTGACCTGACGATAATAATTTTCGAGAAAGGGTTAGACTTATCTAATACTTCCTCAATTGCTTTATATAAGGCGATGAAGGTTTTTCCTGTTCCGGCAACCCCGTGCAATGCGATAAAATAATCACCGCAATTATAAGACTCATAAAATTCACGTTGGTTCTCCGTAAGTGGGTCAAAAGTTTTCAAATCATCTAGTTTCAGCTTAAGCCTATTAGTGGCCATGGCTTGGTCGTGGGCTTTATCCGCAACGCTCATTCGCTTAGAAGCGATAGGTTTATTTACGGGATTAGTTTCTGGTTTATTAGTTGGTTTTGCTCTTGACATTTATATGCCTTGTTAAATTTGTGAAGAAGAAGCGTTTAATTTGCTTCCTGGAGTTTTCTCATGAACCCTTTGTAGCACCTCCTTAAATCCTGTATCCATTTTACGAACGCCCAACCTAACAGGGTCGCCCATGGCTGGCGCAACCCCATCGTAGTATCGGACATGATTCTTATTCGCTTCCATATAAGCGTCTAACTCGGACATCTTCATAGTCTTAGTGAATATTTCAGATGTATCGGTATTTCGGAACAAATAGCTTGGCATATAGATTTGATTACCCTTTATATATTAAACAAAAACGTTATAGCAATTACAATAGAAGAAACTACAGGTACAATATTATACGCTATGTGCTTATCTAACTCGGCTTCTTTTTCCTTAGAGTATGGTTCGTACACCGTAGGTCGTCGAGCTGACTTAGTTTGAGCAACTTTCTTATTAGGTATATTGGTAACGTAGCTAAGCCCGTCGCCCATGTTATAGGTAGTTCGAGTTCCACTTTTACTAACGTTTACAGTAACGTCTTCTCCGAATTTAAGCGAAGTAGAAGTGTGTATTCCCTTAGAAGAAATCGAATAATTAAACCAAGCGTCCTTACCGCCTGTCTTTCCTTTATAGCGTAGTCCCATTTTGAATCCAATCAGGTTGATCACGGTTTTTCCAAACAAACATATGTGTTTTATCGCCGTTGTAGTAGTTACGATATGAGGCTATTGAATCACCGTCCACTTTGTATTTATCTGGCATAGCAGGAGTGGGTTCAGTAAACCCTAACGGCTTCATATTTTTAGGCACGTTGGTTAAAAACAACTTAGGTAGTCCTAGTTGCTCGACCCTATGACGACGTCCGTATCGGTACGTGTACTCCTTACACAAAGCGTGTAATAGACCTGCGAGGTAGATGTAATTTTGAGTAGACTGACGACACCAAATCGCTGAGGGGTGGTTAGCGTGGGTGGCTTTGTAGAGGGAGGAATTGAGTCGAGGGTCGTCAAGAGACCAAACTTTTTGACGACGACCTGATTTAGAGAAAGACTGACACTCAACTCCGTCTAATACTCGGTGAGCGGTAGAAAGGAGTTGAGCGTATTCGAGAATCATTTTCACGCAATGCTTATCTACGTGGAAACGTGCGTTGGTAGTAACGCTTTTATCAAGATAAAAGATATTCATAATAAAGGCTCACTTAATTACATAGTATAGCCTTTATTATACCTTATTTTAAGTTGTAAGTCAAGTACACAATAATCTAAGCATCTTATCCAACTTAATTAGCGTTTCTACCGCTGATTTGTGATGAATAACTTTACCGCCAGCGTTGTGGAACGGGTCAATACACCCCCAACTATCGTCAATTAAAATTGACATAGGTGTGGCGTATAAGGACTTTTCCTTCTTACGGGTGACAAAGTTAGGTTTATAGGTAATACCGTGTTTAGCTAACCATTGACGCTTTTCGTTGGCTACTTTGTTACCCAAAGCGGGGTCATCCGTACCAACGGAAGTGAGCATCTCTACGGATACGTCGTATTCCTTGGCGAACCTAGCAATACCCTCTAACAAAACCGTAGCATCCGCCATAGGTTCTAGGTTAAGAAATAACGGTTGGGTTGAGATTGTAGCGACAAACAACTTGTGGTCGTGGGCGGAGTGGTCTAGAACGTTATGTTCCTTTTGTAGAGGAGCGTATGACTTCATAAAGTCCGCCACTACTCCGTCCATGTCTAGGTAAATAGTAACCCCGCTCATAGCGTAACCCCTGTACTACCAAAACCACCCTCACCCCTATCGGTTTCCGATAAAGCGTCTACCTCCAAGAACGAGACCGTAGGCACGGGAATAATCATAGCTTGAGCAATGCGTTCCAATATATCGGGGTGTCGCTCCGAAGCTTTAATCATATTATCTAAAGCGTAGGATCCGGATACGCTATCAGACTGGAGCTTGATCATAACGTTACCTCGATAATCCGAGTCAATTACGCCCACACAATTCGCTAGGCGTATAGCTTTATTAAAGCCGTGTCCCGAACGACTAAACACTAACATAACATAACCAGCGGGGATTTCGAACTTGAGACCCGTATCGCACAAGAGAGAGCTAGTAGCTCGATTGTACTCGACAGGTTTACCGCTTAAGTCAAAACACCCCGAACCATCGGTAGCGTAGCTAGGTAATACTGCCCAAGGAGAGGCTTTTAAAATGTTAATTTGCATAGGTTTCTTTCTATTAAATGGTTACTACTTTGAGTTTAAAATCATCGGCAATACTCTCGTGGTTAATGTAGCCTCTAGGGTTACAAACTACTCGAGTTTCGCCAACGGTATAGTCTAACGGGTTATGGGTGTGACCGTGAGTCCATAGTTTAATTTTAGGCGAATCTAAAATAAATTCGCTTAAGTCGCTGGAATAGGCGGAGTTAATATGAACATCCGTATAGCGAGGGTGACCGCTGAGTTTGGTAGGGGCGTGATGGGTGCATACTACTACTTTATCGGTCGAGGCGGAGGCTACCTGAGCTTTGATGTAGGCTAAGCTAGCTTCGTGAGTGTCGATGGTGTCCTCGGGGTGAAGCCTGGAGCTACCATTGGTGATAGAGTAATAGTCATTCATCGAACGACCAATCTTAGCAATAGAAACAGGGTCTCGCTTATTCATATCCGTCCACAACGTACAACCAATAAAGGTTACTCCGTTATGTACTAACGTATTATTCTCCATGAAAACAATATTAGCCATACGCTTTTCAAGGCGAGTGGAATTTGAGATCCAATTAGAGTGATTAGCGTTAATCCAGTTACAGTGATCCCGTAGGATGCGGATAGTTTTAACGTAGTCACCGTTGTAGAACTCGTGGTTGCCTGCTACTAAAATTACTAGGGGATACTTATCGGTGCAGTCCCTAAGGAATTTACTCATCTCCAACGATTTTTTTATTACTCGTGGGTCGATGGGTTCGTCCTCGGGCTTAGGTACTTTAAGGGCTAGTTCTAAGAGAGCGGCAATCACAATATCTCCGGATAACACTAAAACATCGGCTTCTTCTTGGGGTATATCCAAGATACCAAATTCATTATGAACATCGGAACAAACGGCTATTTTCATTTAATTCTTTCTATAAGTTTGTTGGCTTCGACTAGATAGGAAACCTTAAGCTGAGCTTCGATTTTATCCAAATTTTCGTTCACATACATAACGCACTAGGGATAATACTGGGGGTAGGGGGTGGGGTTAGTTAAACCGTACATAAAAACTTTTAATAGTTAGGGAATAGCTTATAGTATAACGGGTAAGGGGCTGGAAGTAAATAGGGTAGCGGGGAAAAATTTTCTAGGGAGAAATTTGGTAGCGTTTGGCACGGGTTTGGCATAATTTTTTTCCTCGGGAATTTTTAAATCCAGTGAAAGAGAAAATGATTGATGGTGGGGTAAACCCCGTCTATAGAGGCTAGGGTAGGAGTCCCGTGTTTCTATACAAAGCGTATAGCCCCCATACGTTTTAAGCGTATAACCATAATATACTCGAAATACTCGAAAGCGTATAACTGTCATATACTCCCAAAGCGTAAAGGGGCTATACGCTTAACGTATAACCCCTTTTAACTCAAAAGCGTATAGCTTACTACGCTACGTATATATCAGTTTCAGCGTACTCATTCGACTCATCAGCGTACTCAGTTAATATAATATTAACGTATTCTACGCTAGTATTAACCTTTAAAGCTATATTAGCTACGCTTACGCCTTTAAAGTTTAATTCTAAAACTTCCGTTACCAAATCGGCTACTTTACTCATTTTTACTACCCCTTATTAAAACTAACTAACTAACCTAAGCCTTAATTATACCTAAGTTTTAAGTAAAAAGCTAACTAAAGCTAACTTTTTATTTAAAACCTACTAGGGGCTAACCCCTAGTAAAGCTTATTATAAAAACGGTACGCCGAATACGCTTTCGGCGTAGCTAATATAGCCCTTTTTAGTAGTAACGTTAAACTCACCTATAACCTCATCGGCGTATAGGGCTATAATATTACCTTCAGTATTATAGCGTAAGTTTAATTCGTTAAAAATAGAATCTTCCGTAAAAGATTTATAACTTTTATAAGTTAATACGTTATACGCTTCACCGCTTTTTACTACCCGCTTAATACTTACGCTCATTTTTAACCCCTTATTAAAATTAACTAACCTAAGCCTTTATTATACCCTAGTTTTTACTAAAAAGCTAACTAAAGCTAACTTTTTACTAACTATTTTTAAGGTAAACCCTAAAAACCTAAGCCCTACTACCTAACCCCTACTAACTAACCTAAGCCTTTATTATACCTAAGTTTTAAGTAAAAAGCTAACTAAAGCTAACTTTTTATTTAAAACCTACTAGGGGTAAACCCTAGTAAATTAGCGTATATTAAAATTCTAAGTAAAAAGTTACGTAATTACCTATAACCTCAATTTGCGTATTAGTATAACCGCCTTTAGCTATTTCCTCTAATAGAATTTCGGCGAAATTATCGGGTTTATTAAAATTATCAGGTAGCGTATAGTCTAATTCCGTATAAGCGTAACCCAATTCGCTATCGAGCGTAATAGAATAATTTAAAACTTCAAAAATCTTTTTAAATACGCTATTATTATTTAAAAAATTAGCCCTAGCTACCGCTTTACTTACTATCATTTTTAACCCCTTATTAAATTAACTAACTAACCTTTAAGCCCCTAGGGGCTTTTATTTTATACGCTTACTTACGTAATAAGCTATAAGCTACTACCGCTACCGCTAAAAACGCTAAAACCGTAGCTACTAAACCTACTAAATTTAAACTTAACATTTTTTTTACCCTTTAAAATTAACTAACCTAAGCCTTTATTATACCCTAGTTTTTACTAAAAAGCTAACTAAAGCTAACTTTTTTAAAACTATTTTTAAGGTAAACCTTAAAAGCCCCTAACCCCTACTACCTAACCTAAGCCTTTATTATACCTAAGTTTTAAGTAAAAAGCTAACTAAAGCTAACTTTTTATTTAAAACCTACTAGGGGCTAGCCCCTAGTATTAACTATACGCTTTTATTCGATATCGTCCCAGTAGATTTCTACGCTAAAAGTGTAAATATAAGTATTATTTTCTAAATTTAAGCTATAATTTACGTTAGTAGAATATCCTAAGTTAGTAAATTCGGCTATAATAGCTTTAATATACTCCTCTAGCGTACTATCGGGTAAAGCCGTAGTTAAAGGTAAGTTATAATCTACGCCCGTAGCTAAGTTACCGCTAATAGCGTTAAAATATACGCTTTTGTGTAAATTTTCTAAAATATTTTCTAAATCGGTACGGGTATTAGTAAATTCTAAAGCCCAGTACGCCTTAGCCGTAGCCGCCGAAATTTTATAAACGTTTTTCATTTTTTACCCTTTAAATTTAACTAACCTAAGCCTTTATTATACCCTAGTTTTAAGTAAAAAGCTAACTAAAGCTAACTATTTTAAAACTATTTTTAAGGTAAACCCTAAAAACCTAAGCCCTACTAACTAACTAACCTAAGCCTTTATTATAGCTAGTTTTTAGGGTTAAAGCTTTCTAAAGCTATCTTCGGTGTAAATAAAAGCTAACGAAAGCTATCGGGCGGTTCGGTTCGGCGGTTCGGTTCGGGCGGTTCGGGCGGTTAGTTGACGGTTCGGGCGGTTAGTTGACGGTTCGGGCGGTTAGTTGACGGTTCGGTTCGGTTCGGGCGGTTCCAACCGCCAACCGAAGTTTCGAAACCTCCAGCCGAAGTTTCGGTTAAAAGCTAACCGAACCTTTCGGTTAGCCCCTAGTTTACACTATACGCTTAGTAGGTTTTAATAACTACTACTACCGCTACGAAAGTTAAACCGACCATAACCACTGTAAGTAAATCTACCATAATATATTCCCCTTATTAAATAAACTGTAAAAGCGTATAGATTACCGCCGACGCTAGTAAAAAAGTTATTATACCCTTTAGATAATAATAAACCCCTACTATTAAAGCAGCGTACACCGCTATTTTAAAAATTAAATAGACTAATAACATTTTAAATTCCTTTTTAAGTTAGGGGGTTATTAGCCCCCTAGTTTAAACTATACGCTTATTCGGTATAAGCGTTAGTATTATAGTTTAAACCTAAAGCGTTTACAGCGGAAAATCCTACCGCAAATCCCCCCGTACCCTTACTACTTTCACGGCTAGCCTTACCCCTCATTTTTTGGGTAGGGGTTTTACGGCTTTTAACTACGGTAACTTTACCCCCGTTAGCTAAAAATTGGGCGATAGCTAACTCGGATTGGGTACGCAATTCGGCTTTACTCATTTTTACTACCTTTATAAAAAAACTAACTAACTAACTAACCTAAGCCTTTATTATAGCCTAGGTTAGCCCTAAAAAGCTAACGAAAGCTAACTTTTTTAATATACGTCGACGTAGTATAAATTTTCGTTAATATAATTAACATATACGTCCATAGCGTCAACGGGTTTATCACTATATACGTCGCTGTGAAATAAAACCGTATATACAAATTCGCCCGATTTATCTATACGCTTATATTCGCTATCGATTACGTCGAGGTTATAACCGCTAACCGCTAAACCGTTTTTTAACTGGTCGGTAGTTAAATTTAAACCGCCCGTTTTTACCGCTATACTCATTTTTAACCCCTTATTAAAACTAACCTAACTACCTAACCTAAGCCTTAATTATACCTAAGTTTTAAATAAAAAGCTAACTAAAGCTAACTTTTTATTTAAAACCTACTAGGGGCTAACCCCTAGTAAGTTAATACGCTTATTTAACCCTTAAAGTATAGGTAAAAGGCGTATCATAAAATTCGGTATTATAGTTAATAAAACCTTTTTTAGTTTTAGTATTAAATTTACCTATACGCTTATTAGTATTAGCGCAGTACGCTTTAAACGTATTACCGCTTTTTACTACCGTTAAACCGTTATACGCTAAATCGTCGAAAAAATCTACCGCCGTATTATAAGCTAAAGCTAACATTTTTTTACCCTTATTAAAAACTAACTACCTAAGCCTTTATTATACCCTACTTTTTACTTAAAAGCTAACTAAAGCTAACTATTTTTTAAGTATTTTTTAGGTTTAACCTAAAGCCCTACTAACTAACCTAAGCCTTTATTATACCCTAGTTTTTAGTAAAAAGCTAACTAAAGCTAACTTTTTTAAAACTATTTTAGGTAAACCCTAAAAACCCGCTAACCCCTAACTAACTAACCTAAGCCTTAATTATAGCTAGTTTTTAGGGTTAAAGCTTTCTAAAGCTATCTTTTAAAAAATAAAAGCTAACGAAAGCTATCGGTGTAAGTTGGTTGTTTGGTAGCTCGACCTCGGTTGGCGGTTCGGTTGGCGGTTCGGTTGGCGGTTGGTTCGACGTCTCCATACACCATACGAGATATGGGATACGGTTGGCGGTTGGTTTGACGGTTCGACGTCTCCATACGAGATACGGGATACGGTTGGCGGTTCCATACACCATACGAGATACGGTTGGCGGTTGACGGTTGGTTTGACGGTTGGCGGTTGGCGGTTGACGGTTCGGTTGACGGTTGGTTTGACGGTTCGGTTGACGGTTGGTTTGACGGTTCCAACTGCGAAGCCTTTAAAGGCTCTAGGGGCTTCGTAGTTAAAAACGTAATAGGACCAATTAGAGGAATTTATTTACACCTCGCCTAGAGCCTTTAAACAACCCTTAAAGCAACGAATTTTCGGTTTCATTTAGGGTATAATTCGCTTCGAGCCACGTCTCGGTTGACGGTAAAAAAGCTAACGAATGCTATCTTTTTTGGTTGGGGGCTATTTTTACCAAGTTTTTTAGGGTATAATTAGCGGTTAGTAAAAACTTACAAGGGTAGGCTAGGGGCTAGCTACGCCCGTAGGTTTTACAAGCTTCAAGCGTATAGTCTATACGCTGGGGAAGTATAGTCTTTCTCAACAATGGGCGTATAGTTCTATACGCTGGGGACGTATCACGCCTATACGCTTAGGACGTATCCGAATTCTCGTCGGGTAGCGTATATCTATATCTCTTGTGGGGTAGGGGTTAGACTGCGTGTGTGGGTATAATTATATCGGCGATTCGCTTACGCCTAGAGACAGGTAGTGTAAATAATACCCCCAGAACACCCCGAGAGAACCGTGCGGTTAGGGCTTCTCGAGTTTCCTATCGGAGAGCTATACCGTGCCCAGCTCATTATATCATTTACCCGTCAGAGAAGCGCCAGCCACTCTCTCTATTGTTACGGAATATACGTATGGCTCCAAGGCTAGAGCTAGCCCAACCAGAATACGATAGTGCGCCATATCCCACTCCCACACCGTAGGCACGTGCCTATACGGTTCCGCAGGCGATAGCTATAACCTAACCCTGTGAGCGGGTTAGGCGTTCTTCTCGGGGCTTAGAGACCCCTATCTCCCCCACCCCGATACCAATTATCCTATTATGGTATGGTTTCCGGAATCATGAATCATGAATTTTACCGATTCATGAATTTATGAATTTATGAATTTTCGGAATCATGAATCATGAATTTTGGAATCATGAATCATGAATTTTACGAAAACTGGATTCATGAATCATGAATTTTGGAATCATGAATCATGAATTTCAATATAAATCTAAATTGAAGAACAATTCGCCATAGACTAATTTGTCTAACGCTCGGCAGTGGCGTGTGTCATCAAATACAATTTTACATTCCGGAGTTGTCTCCAGCATGTACAATCGGAAGTAGGTTTTAATCGCCATACCCTCTACCCGCTTAACATAGTACATAAAGGGTAAGTTTTGGGCTCGGGTAGATACCAACTGACCCACTAGACTGCGTACGAAGCGTTGATTCTGTGCTAGGGCTAGGCGGTAGGTATCACCGTGGAATTCCTTTAACTGGCTATGTAACACGGTATTGAAAGCGATAACACCCTTCAACGCAGTCATAGTCATTTGGTACTTGTGGGCGTCAGAGGAACCGTCCGCTTCGACTAACTTAAACAATTCCAAGTAGGTGAGGTGTTGGGCACTAATAGCTGGCTTATTCATATTCAATTCCTTTTCAATTAACTTAAGACTTATTATAACCTAAGATTAGCCCAAAAGGCTAACCAATGCTTTCGGTTTGCGGAATCTTAACACATCAGAGAAATAGTTCATTCCGCCGAAGTTTTTGTAAAAAACCGAATTGAGGGCTTCAGCGTCATCCCTAGATTCGTGGGCGACCATAACCGTGTACACGCCAGTGGAAAACCCGTGTTTGTTAGTCTCCACTAACTTAAAGCGGGATTTAGCTAAATCGCCGTTTAAGGTGGTTGGGATTTTGGCGCAGTACACTGTAAAATATGATATCATTTTCAACTCCCTTTTAATTAACTTAAGACTTATTATAACCTAGTTAGCTCGGTTAAAGCTAACGAAAGCTATCTTTTTACTCAGATTCCGTAATTAGCGTTAATTTGCTGGATAGCGTCGTACGCAAATTCTTTTCTAGGCGCATCACGCTCTAACAGAATTTTACCGCTACGCACTTTGCTAGCTTTGTAAAGGCTATAACTCCAAGTCTTCCCGTGGTCAAAGCTATACTCCTCGCCTCTAGCCTTGGTGGTGGTCTTAAGGTAGCCATACACGCTGGAGGTAAACTTAAAGCCCTTCTCGTAACTACCGCTTTGACCGTCTTTACGCTTCGAGCCCACCTCACACACGTAACGACCTACTTTAACGGTTTTACCCATATTGGCTAGATAGGCTTGTTTAGTTGCTTCCATAATAATCTCCTTTAATTAACTTAAGACTTATTATAACCTAGTTAGCTCGGTTAAAGCTAACGAAAGCTATCTTTTTTAG